AATAGGAGACTCGAACTCCTGACAGCCTGCTTGCAAAGCAGGTGCTCTACCAACTGAGCTAATTCCCCAGATGGAGTAAGCGTAATATACCTCAAGGATATAACAGAGGCTTACCCTCTATCTACATCTGTCTGGGAATCGAACCCAGTTTCCAACTCCCTTGTCGGGGTGTCCTTACCAATAGACTACCAGATGATGTGGGAATGATCGGACTTCACCCAGAAGGCAAAGTCCTTAAGACCCTGCCAAACCATCCCCTTACGACGCTACGGAAGATACCCGTAGTAGAAGTTGGCATTACTGCCAAGAGCCCCCGATCTGATTTGAACAGACGACCAACGGTTTACAAAACCGTTGCTCTACCACTGAGCTACAAGGGCAATAGTCCCCATTGAGGACAAATAATTCAACTGAGACTTTGTTTGAATTACCTTGATATTATATAGTGTCTTTGAAAAACTGTCAAGTTTTTCATTCAAAGAAGGGGGAAGATATATTCCCCCCTTTAAAATTAAACTTCTACCGTGATCATTCGTTGAGCATAATCATAGGCATATGATGTACGAGCACCATGAATGCCCCAACCGATCCAACTGTACGCATAGTTCATGTAACGATCAATAGATTTTCCAGGAACTTTCATATTATCTTTGATTCGTTGCCACTGAACTTCATTTGTTAGATAACGAAGTTGCGTGTGAAGTGATGAAGGATTACCCTCATACTTCTTAGCAAAATCACCCAATCCATAATATCTGTTGGCAGATGTCCATTGAATCAGACCATAACCACGTCCGCAGTTATGATAACTGGTTCTACTACCACCTTCGCAAATATTAGGCACAAACATAGATTCTTGCTTAATATTGCCCATAATGGTAGCTAGGGCGTTTCTGTCAGTAATACCATAATCCTGGAAAAATGCCAGGGTCATGTTTTCATTCTCATTACACCCTTTACAAATTAGCCTTTTTACTTTTGGCTTTGGTAATGCAACCTCGCGGATTGCTGTCTTCTTTTCATCTACAAGATCAAATTCTTTGATAACAGAAAATGGTACTTTTTCAACTGGAGGGGGAGGTCCCTGCATCTTGTAGTTGACGAATGGCAGTGATGCCGTACTGGTTGTAACCGTTGCCAGAAGGGGCAGGGCTACAGTAAAGATGTTTTGCACTAAATTTAATTGAACTCTACATCCCAATAGAGAAAGGGGTATACCTTTTTCTCAAAAGGCAATCTCCTGGGCACAAATTTTCACTTCACATTCTCATAATGAAAGACCCACCTTTTGGGGGTGAGTCTTAGCATAATATCACATATTTATGGCCATCGTCAATGATCAATACTTACCTTCTGTGCAGTACTGAACTTTCTTGTTTGGATAATAAGGATACAAACCGTCTTGTGGTTTCATCCATCCGCAACCAATCAACCATTCTTTTGTCATAGGAGTTGGAGTAACTTGTTCCCATAGTGGTGCTTCGAGTATCATTTCAAGATACCTAGCAGTTGTATTCATTTGTTCTTCTGCCCAGTTAGCATCTGCTTCCCAAGGCACAGCACGACTCTGACCGATTGATTCATATGTAAGTCTAGTATTCTTCATAACCCAAGCAGGAATCTCGGAGTCCTGATGAACCTGTGCCATGAAAGCAGTGTTCAATCCACCACCCATAGCATCCTGAACCACATGCCATCCTTCATGACGAAGAGTTCCTAGAAACTCTCTTTCATCATTAAGAAGATTTTCATTGATAAAGAAACGATTGTAGTTTGGTTTATAAAGTCCTACTGTTCTTGGAGTAAAATATCTACTTGGTGCTAGATACACTCCAATATCCAAAGCATTTAAAGCATTCAGAATTCTTGCAATCTCTTCTCTGAATGGGTCAAAGTCTTCTCTCTTAAAAACCTCAGATTCTGCTGTGAGTTTTTCTACACCCTCAGTACATTCTAGAAGAATCATACAACCCATTGCCGCTAGGCTGTATGGTTTTACTGTTGGTTGTTTTGGTTCTAATGAGTTAGCAAATACAGGCAATGCTAAACTAAGTGATAATCCAATTATTGTGAAGAATTTTTTCATTCATCCCACCATCCTTCTTGTTTATGTATCCAAACCTTTAAATCCTTTACATACTTTCTCAATATTTGAGCTTGCTCCTCGTGCCAATAATCACCCGTCTCCATCCAGAGACGAGTGTGATTGTCTATTGCTTTCAAAATATTGTGGATGGGAGCATTCCAACACTCCCTCTTGGGAGTATTCCATTCTCTTGGCATTTGTATTCGACCGTGTAAAGTTGGTCTTTATGAATTATATCAGCCTGACATAAGTTAGGGCCAATCATTACATTACCAGCAATCAAAATTTCAAGTAGCATTACTTTTTCTTTCCTCCATTCTTTGCTTTTTTAGCAGTTGCATTTCCTTGGTTCTGCTTCTTGTTATTAGCAGAACCTTTCTTACCTTTATTAGCAGACTTAGACATTAGAGGTCTCCTCTTTGGAATGGCTTTTCTTCATCAGACTTTGCTTCAAGAGCTTCAACTCTTTCTTCAAGTGAAGAATCAGAAGGTTCAGAATATCCAGTATCAACTAAAGGAAATTCTTCAGTTCTTTCTACAACTGGTTCTTCCCATACAGGTTCTGGTCTAGGTGAAGGAGGAGTTTCTACAAACTCTTCTCTTCTTACTAGTTTTTCATCTTTATCATCATCATCATCTCCACCCTTCTTCATAGTATTAATACCAAAGGTAGCAGCAGATGCTGTGAACACAGTAGCAATAAATGTGGGGTCCATCTTAGACAGAGCACCAGCATAACTTGCAGTGAGAAGAGCGGCAGACCAACTCAAAATCATAATACGAATCAATGTTGACATTCTATTTTCCTTTTGCTTATTCATTTTAGGAAACCTCTATGCTTTATTTAGAACTTAAATTTAACTTTTGCAGAGACCATATTATTTTTCGCACCATCAGAAACTTGGTGAATTCCTTCAATATAAAGTGTCTGAGCAACATCAACTGTTGCTGCAAGTTCTCCAGTTCTGTTAGTGCCCAGAATTCCACTCATACCAACACCGAACAAGTTATGCTTCTTACCACCAAATCTTGCAGAAAGAATTAAACCTGCTTCTCCAGAATGAGTTGTCTTACTAACTTCACCTACTTTTCTTGCAGACTGGATAGAACCACTTTCAGTAAATCCATCTCTCTGGTATCCACCAACAGTATATCCAATCAGAGGAGTTATCCACTTGTTAAGATGCCAGTATAATCTATTATTAACCCACCACTCTTTACCATTAGTTGTACTTGAGTTCTCAAATACTTTCTCTACATTTCTATCAACTGCATATTGATTTTGTGCAAATCCAACATTAGTTCCGAGTGATAAATCATTTCCACGAAGCATACTGAAGAACCCATAGTGGTTCTTGCGAAGTGATGAGGTGCTATCAGAACCATCTAAATCAATATTAATGTTGTTATACTGACCACCGATAGTCCAAGTTGGTTTAATATCAATCTCTAAACCACCACCAATGATTCTAGATTTGGAAGTATAACCATTAGAATCTTCACCCCATCCAAGATAGTTCTTACTAATCACTCTAACTGGTTGATCAGATTTTGAGGGGAAGTGGTTTAAAGTATTATTAATTGCAGTACCAAACTTATCAAGAACTTCGTGTTGGTCTACTCTACCAAAATAATTTCTTTCAGAATAAGAAACATCATAACTAAATCCATCCTCATAAGTTACAACTGGATCTCCTGTTGCAACAGTAACACTATCATCAGCATATGTGGTAGTTATGACTGGTGTGGTGGTTATAGTTTTAACTGTTGGTGTTGTTTTCTCTTTTTTGGTCCTAACATTTATCTTTTGCTCCCCTCCATTTTCAGATGCCTTATATGTTGGAGTGCGAGTTACAACTGGAGCACCAGAAACAGCAATAGATTCTACAACATCCATTGTTGTTATTGCAGTCCAGTCTAAAGCAGAACTAACAACTTGAATACTCCCCTCACCAGTATCAGTGGATGTTGATGATATTACAGTATCCCCAATAGTCATTACAATAGAACCATCACTATAAGTGTCTATAGTTACTGGTGTACTTGCAGTAATTACTAAACTTGTTGGAATTGTAATTTGTACAGTATCAGTATACTGTCTTACTCTTCTATTTCCATCAGCATCAGTATCAACAACAGTTCTAGATGCAGTAGTAAGAGTTGTTCTTGTTCCAGTTTCAGTACTGGATGCTTCCTGATTAGATGTGCTGGAACCTGTAACTGTTGTTACTGGTTGTCCTGTTACATCATTGATACCATCCCCATCTGCATCTCCAGAAAGAGCTGCTGCAGTAATTGTGATTGTGCTAGTTCTAATAATCTCATCCATAGGCATCCAATCTGCAGTAGGAGTGCAGGTAGTGCAATATGATTCAGCATCACCCAAAGGAATATATGTAAAGGTATAATCGCCTGCAGCAAGACCTGTAAAGTTTACTCCCTGCCAGGTATATGATTCTTGAGTAGTGCCTCCATTTGTTGCTCCAGTTGGGTCATATGGAACAAGTTGTGTTCCATCAGAAGTAAAATAGTTTGTTCCAGGAACTAAACCAGAAGGAGTAGAGGATTCAAGTTCTGTAAATTGGGTGATAGTGGGTCCATAAGATGTTCCATTAGAACCTTCAAGTTTAATTTCTGCTTCATTAAATGTGGTTCCGCTGTGCCAAGACCCATACCAGAATGTTACTCCACCAGATCCATCACCAACATAACCAATTGAGTTTGTGTGTGCTAGTGTTGTTGCGGGATACAATCCCAATACAACTGCACCTGCTGCTGCAAATGCTTTTTTAGTAGACATAGAAATACTTCGGTAATTAGTGTTTGCCTAACAAAACATATTGTCTGTTTAAGTAATCACCAAGTACCAAAGCACTTGACATTAAGACTCAAAGAACAATCAAGTTCAAAGAATCAACCTTTTTTCCAAGCTTCACCTTCTGCCTTACGGCGGCGAGCAAGACCTGCTTCTACATTAGAACCAGGATTACGATAGAGATAAAGAGCATCAGGAACTAGGTCCCACTCCTTATTCTTCAAGCGTTTAGTAATAGTATTAAAGTTATCACCACCGTAAAAACCGGCACCAAGATTATAAGCAAAGCTGAGCAAAGCGCCTCTTTTTCCATCTGACATTTCATTCCAATGTGGAATTTTACGAAGTGCAGGAAGGAATTGGTTCTTGCACTGACTGATTAGCAGTTCATCTGCTTCTTGTTGGGTAATCTTATCACCCATTTGAAATGGTTGCCCATTCTTATTTCTGGTAGATCCCCAACCAATTGTGATAGGAAGTCCACCAGTTAGAGGATCAGGATACGCATTTAAATGGCATCCTTCGAATTCCTTAATTAACTTGATACCCATCATGGGTACATCATC